GCCGGCTTGGCATTGGTCCAGCGAGGCGCATGGAGACACCTCTGCCTGGTACCAGCTCTTCAGCTACGGCACCCAGGACTACGTCCACCAGAGCTACGAGCTCCGTGCTCGGGCCGTCCGCAGATTCGGACCTGTTCGGCCTCCTGGTGCAGGCTTACCTCGATTGCCGGCGCAACAAGCGCAACAGCGCGAGCGCGCTCGCATTCGAGGCCCACCTGGAGCGCAACCTCTTTGACCTGCACGCCGAGCTGGTCGATGGCCTGTACCAACCGGGCCGGTCGATCTGCTTCGTCATCACCAGGCCGAGGCCACGAGAAGTGTGGGCGGCGCAGTTTCGCGACCGCATCGTCCATCACCTGATCTACAACCGCATCTCGCCGCGCTTTCACGCCAGCTTCGTCGCCGGCAGCAGCGCCTGCATCCCCGGGCGCGGCACACTGTACGCCATCAAGCGTCTGGAGCATGGCATCCGATCGATCACCCAGAACTGGCAGCACCAAGCCTTCTATCTCAAGATGGACTTGGCCAACTTCTTCGTAGCGATCGACAAGCGCGTGCTGTTCCAGCAGCTGGAAACAAAGATCGGCGAGCCTTTCTGGCTGGACCTGACGCGCCGGGTGCTGTTTCACGATCCTCGGCAAAACGTCGAGGTGCGCGGCGCACGCGAACTGCTGGCTAAGGTGCCGCCGCACAAGAGCCTGTTCAACGCGCCACCGGATACTGGACTGCCCATCGGCAATCTGTCGAGTCAGTTTTTCGCCAACGTACACCTCGATGCCTTGGACAAGTTTTGCGTCCACCGGCTCAAGGCTCGGGACTATGTCCGCTACGTCGATGACTTTGTGATGCTGAGTCCCGAGTCGCAGCGACTTGTTGCCGCGCGCGACGCGGTCACGGCGTTTCTGCCAGAGCGACTGGGCGCCCAGGTCAACCCGACCAAGACCATCTTGCAGCCAGTAGACCGCGGGGTCGATTTCGTTGGCCAGGTCATCAAGCCGTGGCGTCGCACTACGCGGCCCCGCACGTTGGATTCTGCGCTGCTGCGCCTGGCTGAAATGCCTAGCGATGAGACATACGCCAGCGGCAACAGCTACCTCGGACTGCTCCGGCAGGCATCCCACAGCCACGCCGATCGCGCCCGAATGGCCAAAACGCTTATGCGACGAGGGCACGCCGTCTCCGGTGACCTCGAAAGGATTTTTCAAAAACGCTGACCCAGCTCAGCCCTTTATTCAAGCCCGCACCGTGCGGGCTTTTTTCACCCACGCCACCATGAACACCCCAACACATCACCACAAGCCGCAGCTGCTGATCGGCCTGATCGGCCCGGCCGGCAGCGGCAAAGACGCCGTCGCCCGCATACTGCGCGACCATTGGGCACGCCAGCACGCCGCTTGCGTGCAGCTGGCGTTTGCCGATCCGGTGCGCGAGCAGACAGTGGTCTTCCTGCGCGGCTTCGGAGTGCGCGATCCGTATCGCCTGGTGACAGACCCCGAACTCAAAAATGTGGTCATCGATGCCGTCGGCCTGTCGCCGCGCCGCATCATGCAGACGCTGGGCACCGACTGGGCACACACTCACGCCGGGCGCGATGTCTGGATCAGATCGCTGGAGATCCGACTGCACGACGCGGTGCGGGCCGGCATGAAGCATGTGGTGATCAGCGATGTGCGTTTCGAGCTCGAGGCCGAGTGGCTGCGCGGCCAGGGCGGCGTGCTGTGGCGCGTCGATCGACCGAGGGTGACGCCGGTGCTAGAGCATGTCAGCGAGACCGAAATGGCGCAGATCCGCAGTCATCGCACCATCGAGAACGACGGCACGCTGGCCGACCTGGAAAGCGCGGTGCGCTTCGAGTTGGCGCGCGCGCATTACGAAGCTGGACTGAGGTGGGCAGCATGAGCGCCGCACCGACCGAGCTGACCCTGCGGCAGCGCATCGAGGCCACGCTGCTGCTGCACCCCGGCCGTGGCGTGGCGCTGACGCGGCTGTACGAGCTGCTGCCCGATGCGGGCACCACCCAGGTGAGATTGACTGTCAAGAATTTGATGAAGCGCGGGCTGGTGATCCGCCACGGCACCATGCGCTACCCGTCCTATCAGCTGGTGCGCGCGGGCGACCCGCTGCACCGGCCCGCCGAGGCCGCGCCGGTCGAGCTGGTGCAGGCACAGCACACGGCGCGGGCCAGCAAGCCGCGCGTCAGGGCCGCACTGGCCGAGGCGGTGACCTGGCCGGCTGACGTCAAGATCCAGCACTTCACGCTGGCGCGCAAGCCGGATCCGTACACCGGCACCGACTGGACCGGCGCCATGACGCGCAGTGGCTGCGAGGACCATCAACTGGTGCCGTCCAGGCGCGGCGAGGTGCGCGTGCTGCACCGGGGCCCGATGGGCATTTGTGGGGCGCGCAAGCGCCGGGAGCCTGCGGCATGAAAAAGACCACCGCCTACGGGCGCAAGCTGGCCCGCCAGGGTCGGCGCAATGAGCTATCTGGCGTCGAGCACGCGGTGCACGCGGCCAGCATCCTGAAGGCCATCAGCACGCGCCGCAGCCGCGAGGCGCCGCCAATGCCGGGCGGAGAGTGCTTGGAAGACATCGGCCGCAACACCGCGCGGGACAGCGAGCTCAAAGTGCGCGCGGCACTGGAATCGCTGCTGCACGGCACCGAGACGCTGGACCGCGACCAGGACCTGGCCACGCTCAACGCGGCGCTGGTGCTGGGGTCGGAGCGCATGCTGCAGATCCTGTTCCGCACCGAGCGGCCGCGCGCCGACGCAGTGATCGACCTGAATCGGCTGCCGCAGGACGCGCGCGAATCGGTACAGCGCTTTGTGCTGGCGCGCGAGGCCATCAACCGCGCGCGCGAGCGCTGGGAGCAGCACGGCCAATGGGGTCTTGACGGCCCAGGCCGTGGCGACCTGGTCGCCGGCATCGACCTCTATTCCCAGCTGCTGCACGACAGCACCCCCGAGCAGATGAAAGCCGCCTGGCGCGCAGCCGATCGGCTGCTGCGCGAGCTTTACGAACAGGAGACCCAGCAATGAACTGCTGCAATGATTTTGGCGAATGCACGCGCGGCCATGACTGCCCGGCGCGACTTGAATCAGCCGGTCCGGCGGTGACTTACCGCACCGGATCGAAGCGCCTGGACAGCGTGCTGCAGGCCGTCTCGCGCGGCGTGGCGGGTACCCGCCGCGTGACGGCA